CCCGGTGAAGCAAATTAATATAAAAGCTTAAGAAAAAATTAAGGTTACTAGTAATTATTAAAGAACAATTATTATTATTAAACCCATTTGCATATTGTGGAAATTGATAACAATAATCATTATCATTAACCCCATTTGCATATTTTAGGAATTGATAATGATAATCATTCTCAAAATTGCCCCCCCCCTAAGACAAATATACATATTAATTAATATGAAACGCCCTACAAAAAAGCCGGCTATAATATTTTAATTGTTTACAATTAAAATATATCTTCTGTATATCTTATCCTTTTTCTTTTTTCTTTTTTCTTTTTCTCTTTCTCTTTTCTTTTTCTCTTTTCTTTTTTCTCTTTCTTACCCTTTGTCATTGTCATATGGGGGATTTTGAAAGACAGAAGATGAAGAAACCCCAATTGTAAATTTCCCTAGCTATTCGAGTAATATTAAAAAAAATAATACATAAAAAATTATTATATTTATGGTTATGTCTCCGACATCAATGTCGGTGACTATTTTAGGTATTTGTATGCAGTATTTATTACTTTCTCAGATAGGGTAATTCTTTGTTTATCTGTTAGCTTTATAAATGCAGGTTCTATATGTAGGAAGTTCTTTGTGTGTATGGCTATTAAAGAGTAAGCATCAAAGGTAGCTTGGTATGATGCCTCAAGCATACTATCTATTTGACTCTGATTGTCTTTGAAGTATTGTAGTATTGCCATAATTCTTATGGTTGGTTGCAAGAAGCCATAGCGTGCATAGTATAAAGTAGTTGTTTTGCAAAACTTAGAGCCATAGAAACAGAAGCATTGGTATAATTCTTCTTTTAATTGTTTGCTATAGTCAAATCTAATGTAACCCAGTTCTTTAAGTTCTTTATATTTTGGAGGTATCGATGACATTAAAGTTACTTTTATATAATTATAACAAAAAAGGTTATATATAATGTATAGTTTAGATGAGATTATAGGTTGGCTTGAGGTCCAATTCCCTGATAGATTACCAGATAAAGAAGTTAGCTCTTATGAACTTGGGAGACTGAGAGGAGAGTTGGATATTATTGAAATACTCAATGGAATAGCTAATGGTAGCGTCGAAATCTCAAATAGAAAAAATAACAAACAACACTGATGTGCTTGAATGGACTTGGCTCAAGCCAAGGGTGTTTAAACGCAAGGGTGAACCATATGGTTTGGTAGCAATTAAAAGAATAAAAAACACAAATTGGATATTTTCTTGCAGTGTTAATGATGGAAAATTCACAAAAGATATGATTGCTGCAATGATTATGGCTACAGAAAATAGTCAATGGGCTTTAACATTTTTGAAAAAAAGTGACAATGTTGATAAAATAACAAAAGCTGTTTTAAGATATGGTGCTGAAATTTCTGAATTTGAAAATCACTATATCGCATTCAGTGTTAACAATAAAAAGAAAAGGATTTTATAGTGAGGCATTATTTTATTGATATACCAATAGATATTCCACAAAAATATGGAGCTTTAGACAGAAGACTATATGACCCAACGATTGGAGCAATCGTAGCGACTATCCTTGGTGTTGGCGGTAGTGCAATGGCTGCAAGCTCATCAAACAAAGCAATGAAAGAACAACAAATGGAAGCTGAAAGAGCCAAGCGTGAAGCCATTATGAATACTAAGCCAAAAGAAGAAAGTGCAACTTTAGATATTGGCGTGCAAGACAGAAATCAATTCGGTTCATATGATGACTTTATTATCAAAAATAAAAAATCTATTGTAGGTATCAATCCAGCAATAGAAAGTAGTGGCATTAATTCATTGCTCATTAGATAAGGATTATATATATGGCAAAAAATAAACAACAACTAGATGATACTTTACCGTCTGAGTATTACAATAAAAGACTGGCAGATAGAACACCATATGAAACAAGAGCCAAGAATATAAGCTCAATTACTTTACCATATGTGTTCAGAGATGTATCAGCAAATCAAACTACTGCATATGCAGACTCTATCCAGCAGTCTTTTTGTGGAAGATTAGTTAATACTCTTACATCTAAGCTCACTATGGGTATCCTACCTCCATCTGCATCCCCATTTAAACTTGTAATTGATAATAATGCTCTTGTTGAAGCAGGCTATGACCCAGGTATGATAGCCGAAGTTAATCTATTGATTTCACAAGCTACTAATACTATTAATTCAGAGATAGAAAAACAACAAATCAGAAACACATTATTTGATATTAACTTGCAAAACATCATTGCTGGCTCTATTATTATGGAAAAAGTGAAAAACAATGGCATTAAAATACATACATTGAGAAGTTTTGTGGCAGATTTAGATAGCAGAGGTGAAATGTTTGGAATGTGCATAGTAGAAACTCTAAAAAAACTACCTGACGGTATAGAACCAAAGGAAGAAAAAGAGGAATATGAGCTATATACTATGTGTATATACGATAAACAAGCTAAAAAATGGGTTATGACACAAGAACTTGAAAAAGAGATTGTTAATACTATTGAATACACTGAGAAAAAGTTCCCATTTCAACATATAGGTTTTAGATGGGTTCCTGGTGACAAATATCACAGACCATACGCAGAAGATTACTACAATGATATGGTACAATATAATACACTATCTGAAGTTTTGACCCAAGGTAGTGTTGTGGCAAGCAAGTCATTGATTTTTGTTGACCAAAGAGGCAACAGAACAAGAAAAGAAGATGTTGTTGATAGCAGGAATGGTGATGTAGTTGATGGTAATGCAGCCGATGTAACATCATTTCAGCTAGGCAAGAACTTTGATTTTCAGGTTCCCCTTGAAAGATTGACTGATATAGGCAAAAACCTGGCTCAGGCTTTTATGATGGCTGAAGGTATTACAAGAAACGCTGAAAGGGTAACTGCCGAGGAGATTAGAGTTATGGCTCAAGAACTTGAGCAATCAAATCTCAGTGGAGTTTATACCAAGATGACTTCTCAATTTACCAAAAAAATAGTTGAATGGGTTATGCAAGAACTTGGTATTGAGTTCAAGGAAATATCAGCCCATATAGTTACAGGTCTAGATGCTCTTGGAAGAAGTGCAGAAAATCAAAAGTTTATGGCTTTCATTCAATCGATGATGGGGCTTGGTCTTATAGACAAATTGAATATTGATGAGGTTGTTAGCAGAATGGCTGGTTATGAAAACATAAATACTAACAATCTTCTAAAGTCAGCCCAACAAATTCAAACAGAGCAAGAGCAGGCAATGCAACAATCAATGATGGCTCAAGGTGCAAATTCTATCGGCTCAAAAGCTGGGGATATGCTAACAAATGCTATGGCACAACAACAACAACAACAACCAGAACAACAACAACCAGAACAACAACAACAATAAGGATATAAAATGGCAAATGTAAAAACTAACCAAGAAGTGGCAATAATGGACGATGAAGACCTAGGTTATAGTGCATCTGTAATGGTGATGTCACCAGATGAATATATAGCTTGGAGCAAAAAGCAACAAAAAGCTTTTGGAAGAAACCCAGCAAAAAAACTTGATGCTAGTATAGAAGAGGTTGCTATGTGGATTAGACACGCAGAAGACAGCGGGCTTTCAAAGGATGATTTTATAGATAAGACAGGACTCACTGAAGAAGAACTTGATAAAAAACGAGTTGAGCTTGCAACAATAGAAGATATTAAGAGTACAGCAGAGTTACCTAGATGGAAATCAAATAAAAAAAGAAAATAAGGAGTGCGTAAATGGACAATGAAATATTTGAAGTACAAAATGATGAAGTTGTAGTAGATACGACAAACCTTCCCTCTGAAAAGAAAACTCTTAATACCGAAATAAGAGATGACCTCATCAAGGACGGGAAAATACTTGGACGCTGGTACAATGTTGATGATATGTTAAATTCATACAAAGAAATGGAAAAGACATATACTCAATACAAAACACAAGAGAGCCAAGTTAGGAGAGAGGCACAAGCAAAAGAAGAAACAAGTGTAAATCAGCAAAATGCCATTAATGATATGTTGCCTGAGTTTATTGCAAGCAATTATCAAATTACAGATGCAATGCTAGCAAAAGCTAGAGAAGCAGGGATAGATGAAAGAGATTTTAAACTTGGCATTTATGAAATTAGAGAACAAGTAAATAAAGCAAACAGCATCGTTGGCGGTCCTGATGAGTACAGTAATATGATTAGTTGGGCTAAAAACAATCTACCAGAGAGCCAGATTTCATCTTTTAATCTTGAAGTATCATCTGGAGTAAAAGGTGCTGGAGAATGGGCGATTAAAGGGTTGTATGGTGCATACAAGC